GTGAATAATGAGTCGCGCACAACTAACCTCAACGACTCAGCAGGATTCGGGTGGCGCAGTAGCTCCTTTCCTTGCTGGTAAGAACAAAATCATCAATGGTGACTTCCGCATCAATCAGAGAAACTTCACTTCAGCAACTAGCGGATATTGCTTTGACCGTTGGACTATGGCTGCAAGTGGTGGAACTATGACAGTAACGCCACAGACATTTACTCCTGGCGCTGCTCCTGTGGCTGGTTATGAAGCACAGAACTATGCTCAGATTGTCACATCAGGATACGGTAGTGCTGGCGATTACGGCTTATTCATTCAGAACATTGAAGATATGCGTACCTTCGCTGGTCAAACCATTACGGTTTCATTTTGGGCAAAGGCCGCAAGTGGCACACCAAAGATTGCAGTTGAAACTTACCTCGGCCTTGGCTCAGGTGGTTCAGGTGGCACACTCTCAACCCCGGGCGGCGCGGTAACCATCTCAACATCTTGGGCTAGATATTCTCTGACATTCACAGTTCCTTCAATTAGCGGAGCAACTATTGGTACAGGCTCAAGCATTGCCGTAAATCTATGGGTATCGGCTGGCTCATCTTTCAACACTCGCGCCAGTTCAATCGGAACGCAGAACAATACCTTCAGCATTTGGGGCGTACAGGCAGAGAACGGCTCAGTAGCCACACCATTCACCACCGCATCAGGAACACTCCAAGGAGAGTTAGCCCTCTGTATGCGATATTACGAAAAGTCTTATGCGCAAGGAACAAATCCAGGAAGCGCAACAGAAACGAATGCAATTACTTCTTCAACAAATGCGGCTTCACCAACTACTTCTTATTTGAGTCTTGGTTTGGTCTATAAAATTGTGAAAAGAACATCACCAACTGTAACGCTTTACGATTCTTCTGGCGCTTCAAATAAAACTGGCAGGTTTTCAATTGGTTCTCCCACCACTACTGGTCAAACCGTTGCATTTGCAAATGCTTCTGATGCGGCTGGAATTGTTTATAGTTCTGGTTCTGCTAGTGCAACTGGTTTACTCGTTCATTACACAGCAGATGCGGAGTTATAATGGCAATCACTTATGAAAAACAAACCAACGCTTTCAATCAAGAAATAATCGTTCGGACTGATGAGGCTGGCGTGGTTGCTTTCATTCCTACCGACCCTGCCAACTCAGATTACCAAGCCTATCTAGCCACACTTGCAGCCAACTCAGCCCCACAGGGCTAGGCTGGAACACTCCACAGAAACTTACCCCGGATCACCCGAGCTAGACAAAACACTCCGGCAAAGGTAATTCCAATCTGGTACGTTTCCTGGTATGGAACTAACACCAATGGAAGTGATTGAAAAGAAGCTTACCAATCGATACCAGGCAAGCGGCTTTACTCGCAGCGTGATTCTCACCGATCTGCAGATTATCCGCAGAATCGGCGTCCACCCAGCTTTAGCCACGGTTGAAGACTTGGAAAATAACATTATTTTACGTGCAACTAAGCAGTCAACCAAGGCAAATTATGTTGCCCGATTGCGTTCTATTTATGGCTCTCTAAACAAAATGGGCTTGGTTAATGGTAATAATCCAGCTGAGGATTTAGCCAAGGTAAAGGTTGGTCGATCCTCGCCAAAGCCAGTAACCAAAGCGGAATACGCAAAACTTCTTCAAGACGCTCAGCCTATATATCGCGACTGGTTTATTCTGGGCGGTATGGCGGGTCTTCGATGCTGCGAAGCTTCGGTTATCAAGGGCTCCGATTTGTTTGATACTGACGAGGGTCCAATGTTGACAGTTATTGGCAAGGGAAACACCGATTTGGTCATTCCGGTCAGCCCTATGGTTGCTGAAACCATCAGGAAATACGATACTCTTGGTCGTCTTTGGAATGTGACAGCTAACAAGTTTAGTACAAGAGCGGCCAATGAAATGCGTCGCATCTTGGGACCTGACGCCAAGCATTTTCACTCTTTGCGTCACTATTTTGCAACTGATATGCTAGAACGCTCCGGCGGAGATTTGGTAGCTGTAAAGGAACTTATGCGGCACACCAGCGTAGCCACAACTCAGGTCTACACTCAACTGGCACACGGAAGAACGCGATCTTTGGTTAATTTACTTCGTTAGGGGAGAAGTATGAAAATTGCAGTCTATACAATTGCGCTTAATGAAGAGCAATTTGTCCAGAAATGGTATGAATCGGCCAAAGAAGCCGATGTTTTGCTGATCGCGGACACCGGATCGACCGATGAGACCAGATCCAAGGCTGAAGCTTTGGGTATTAAGGTTATTAGCGTCCAGATCTCACCCTGGCGCTTTGATGACGCCCGCAATGCCGCATTAGCCGCGCTTCCGCTTGATGTTGACTACTGCATAGCTTTAGACATGGACGAAGTCCTGTTCCCTGGCTGGAGATCTGAGCTTGAGGCATTAGATCCTGGTGTTAATCGACCTCGGTATAAGTACACCTGGTCCTGGAACCCGGACGGATCTCCTGGCCTTACCTATGGTGGGGACAAGATCCACGCACGCAAAGGATTTCGCTGGAAGCACCCTGTTCACGAGGTTCTCACCTGTCAGGATCAGGAAAATCAGCTATGGACCAAGCTTGAGATTCATCATCACCCGGACCAAACTAAGTCCAGGGGTCAATATTTTCCCCTTTTACGCCTGGCAATAAAGGAAGACCCGACCGATGATCGGAATACCTTTTATTATGCCCGGGAACTCTTCTTTCACAATCATTACACCGAAGCTATTGCTCAGTTTAAGCGTCACCTAGAGCTTCCTAAGGCAGTCTGGAAACCAGAACGCGCGGCTTCTATGAGATACCTTGCCAAGATGGAGGATCAGGATCGGGAGAGCTGGCTGTTCAAAGCTATTGCAGAATCCCCGATCAGCCGGGAACCCCGGGTCGATCTTGCCGAGCATTACTACTCAGAAGGTCGCTGGATTGAGTGCTATGCTATGGCTCACTCGGCGCTCAGGATTACGCAGCAACCGCTGGAATATCTAGTAGAATCGGATGCCTGGGGATACTTGCCTCACGATTTGGTTGCGATTTCAGCATATAACCTTAATAACTATTCAGAAGCTGTCAAGCATGGCAGAAAAGCCGTCGAACTTGCTCCCTGGATTGATCGTCTCAAGGAAAACCTCAAGCATTATGAAGGAGCTATAAGTGAGTGATATTCAACCTCGCGTAGTTGCCGCTCCCTCTATGAACTGGCGCGAGTCTCACGAGGCGTCCAAATATCACTACCGCTACAACCAAACCGGTGTGATGTATAACCAACCTTTAGTTATTTACAACTATTACACAAACCGCGGTGACATGGGTGTCCGAGTCGTTGCGACAACAAATATGAGAGGCAGATAATTATGGCCGTTTATGATTTAGGCGATGTTGTTGCTCTTGGCGTAACGATTACCGACGCGGCAGGATCACCAGCAGATGCAACAGCGGTTGTAGCAACGGTCGTTGCTCCAGACGGATCTTCTTCTACACCTTCGGTATCGCACTCTGGAACCGGTCTTTATGACATTAACTACACACCAACTCAATACGGTCGTCACACGATCCGCTGGGTTGCTACCGGTACAAATGCCAGCGCATATGCTGATGAATTTACCGTCCGCAACTTTGCAGATCTTGGCGTAGTTTCACTCGATGAAGTCAAGGCTCACCTTAATATTGCAGCAACCAATACAACCAACGATGAGGAAATCCGTCGCTTTATTGACGCTGCGACCGACCTTTGCGAGAGCTATCTTGGCGTTATCTTAGGACGTCAGACATTTACTAGTGAAAAGTACGACGGAAATGTTGATCATATTCGCCTTCGTAACCCTAAGGCGCTCAGCATTACCTCGATCTATGAAAACGGCCTTCTTCTTGCCTCAACCGATTACAGCCTAGATCCAACCGGTCAGCGCGTGTATCGCGTGACAACCGGGGCGCTTTCTAGTCCAACCTACTTTGGAATCTTTGCTCCAGGAGCCAATAATATTGTTGTAAGCTACGTCGCAGGGTTTATTAATCCACCACCTGCCGCAAAGCAAGGCGTTCTTGAGACTATTCGTCATCTATGGCAGACTCAACGAGGCGCTGCAAACGTAATTACACGTAACCAGACCGGAGACGATTTCTATCCAGCGTCAACATATTCATTGCCACGTCGCGCGATGGAACTCCTCGATCCTCTCTCACTTCCTGGACTTGCCTAATGACAACGGTTGCGCTGCCGCAGCTGATTGATGGCATTAAAACAGCTTTAAGTTCAGCAGCATCTCTTTCTGGCGTCCGAATCTTTGACGGTCCAGAAATTGATGAGTCTTATCCAGGCGATGCCATTTGCGTGGGTCATGATGGATCTGAAGACGGAGAAGTACTCGCAGGAACCGCAAACAACGACTGGAACCTTGTCGGTGCCAAGAAGATGTTTGAAATTGGTACGGTAAACTGTTTTCTTTGGTCTTGGGACGGCGATACAGATATTTCTGCCCGTCGCACACGAGCTTATGCTCTTCTTTCGGCGGTGGACACCGTAATCCGCACCGACCCTAGTTTTGGTGGAGTTGTTCTTTACGCAGGTTTAGAATCACATTCACCAACCTACCGTCAGACTAACGCTGGCGCTGTAGTCGTAATTAACTTCACCATCGCATATCACGCTCGTACTTAACAAGGAGAATCTCATGGCGAAAATTAAAAATGTTTCACCACTTGGCGACTTATCTGTCCCCGCTTTAGGCTTAACTGTTAAGGCTGGCGATGTCGTCGAGGTTACAGACGAAGCAGCAGCTTCGCTTCTAGAACAAACAGAAAATTGGGCTGCCGCTGATCAAGCAGCTGCTTCAATGATCCAAACCCCAGCAGCGCCGGACGCACCGGCTGCCGAATAGGAGAACAACATGGCAATCGGTTCCGGTATAGGTTCGCAGCTCGGCATTGCTACCGAGACAACCTTTAACACCAACGTCACCGTGACTCGTTTCTACGAGTTCACTGACGAATCTACTCAATACAATAAGAAGATCAGCGAAGGTATGGGGCTTCGCGCTGGTGGACTTCTTCCTCGCTCACAGCGTCGTGTTGTTACAACATTTGATGCTACAGGCGATATTAATCTAGATCTTCCAACAAACGGTCTTGGACTTCTCCTTGCTCACGCAATGGGTTCATTTCCTACTAAGAGCGGATCATCTTTCACGTTCACTCTTGGCGATACTTATACAAAGAGCTTTACCGCTCAGGTTGGTGTCCCTCAGTACGGCGGAACTGTAACTCCAAAGACTCTTACAGGCTGCAAGATCTCATCATTTGAGCTCGGCGTAGGCGCTGGTGAACTTGCTGTCGGTAAGTTCAGTGTTGATGCTGCAGGTCTTACAACCTCAACATCTCTTGCAACAGCTTCTTATCCAGCAAACGGATCTATCTTCCACTTTGCTCAAGGCGCAATCACGCTTGACGGATCGGCAATTGCTAACGTCAAGGACTTCTCAGTAACCGTAGATAACACGATTAAGACAGATCGTTACAACCTTGGAGCTGCTGGAGCTAAGGCTGAGCAGGTTATCAATGGCTTCCGTAAGATCACTGGTAAGCTAACTGCTGAATTCACAGATACAACGCTTCTTGCTAAGTATCTTGCTGATACAACTGCAGCGGTTGCTTTGACATTCACTGGATCTGCTGGATCTGCTCTATCTATCACTCTTTCAGCGGTTAAGTTTGACGCTGATACTCCTAAGGTCCCAGGCCCTGGCGTAATCGATCTTGCGATGACTTTCACCGCATACGATAACGGTACAGATGCACCAATGACCGTCGTTTACACAACTTCGGACACATCTCTCTAAGGTGTCTAAAGACATTGAGATTTCCTCTCAGGATCTCCTTAACTTTTACCGCCAGGTAAAGGACGCCGATCCCCTGATCGGCAAGGAGCTCCGGAAGACTCTTGTCAAGTTGTCTAAAAGCATTGTTGGCGAGGTCCAGCACGCGGCTCTAGAACTTCCTTCACACGGGGAGAAATCCTCAGAGGGAAAAATGGGCTTGCGTGCTGGCATCGCGGCAGCAACAGAGACTAAGATTAACCAGAGTAACCGAAGCGGTTTCAGTATCCGTATTCGAGTCTCAGGAACTAAATTCCAAGCAAAAACTGGCAAGTATAAGAAGCTTCCGCGTTACGTTGAAGGTCTTTCTAAGAAAGCCTGGCGTCACCCGGTATTTCCTGAAAAAAGATCTACCAATGGAACTTGGCAGGGTAATTGGGTTGCTCAAAAATCAACCCCGTTCCTGCTGCGCACGGTACTTCCACATAAGGCAGAACTCAGAGAAGATGTCTACGCGGCTTTTCTGGCCGCACTAAAGAAATCGCACGCACTCGACTAAAGGGGAAAATAATGGCACTAGTACTACGTGGCGAAAACTATCCAATGCCCGGAGAAGATAATCAACCAGGACCTACGGGTCGCGAGATTATCCAGATTGAAGAAGGTTTTGGACTTGATGGTCTGACCTTGCTCAGTACTCTTGGCGAAGATGAGCCTCACGCTAATCCAAAGTATTCAAAGGTTAAAGCTCTTTATGCTTTGGCATGGATTTGCTTGACTCGCGCTGGAAAGATTGTTTCAATTGATGACGTTCTTAACACATATTCAATTGAAGAAATCGGCGTTGAGGATCCTGATCTAAAAAAATAAGTAACCGCCGGGCCTTGATCCGTGGCGGTACCAGACAGAAGATCAGGCAAAATATGGCCCTTCTATGTCACAATTATCCAGGAATTACACCGTTTAACGTCTGGGATATTGATATTGATATTATCAATGATCTCATTGCAGCTATTCCCAAAAACGATTAGGAGAAATCATGTCCAGTGATAAGTCGCTTGGCGTAAATCTGATCGGTCGAGATTTATCTGCATCCAAGGCGTTAAAAAAGGTTGCCGATAGCGCAAGAGAAACCGGCGGCGCGTTTTCTCGTATTAAAGAAATTGCTGCCGGTGTTTTCTCTGCACATTTATTTGAAAAAGCTGGCGATGAATTACTTAAATTTGGTAAAGAATCGTTAACCGCTTTTACTGACGTTGGTAAGCAGGTTGCCAAGACTCAGCGTATGATTGGCGGCACCGTTGAGGATGCCTCTCGTTTGCGCTACGCATTTGTTGAATCTGGTCTTTCAGTTGATCAAGCTCAGATGTCAATTAAGAAATTTGCTCAAGCCGTTGATTCCAACAATAAGCACTTCAAGGAATTGCGCATTTCTACAAGAGATGCAAGTGGTCATCAAAAGTCGTTTAATGCGATCCTTCTTGACACTGCCGAAAAGTTTAAGAACATGCCAAACGGTATCCATAAGACTGCGGCAGCGGTAAACCTCTTTGGTCGTACCGGTCTTGATATGCTTAAGTTCCTTAATAAGGGTAAAAAAGGACTTGAAGAACTAGAAGCAGAAGCGCAGAAATATGGCCTTGTCCTGACCAAGGACAATATGAAGGCTGTTGCCGATAGCATCGAAGCTCACAAGGCTTTGTCTCGCGCTGTTGAGGGCGTCCAGGTTCAGATCGGAGCGCATTTAACACCGATCCTTACCAAGGCAATGGTTGGATTTACTCAGATATTTCCAATTATTCTTAAGTACGTTAATCCTGCATTTAAGAAAGGCGCAGAGATTATTGCGCCATATGTCAACACAATTAGAGCCTTAATTGCTCACGTTATTCCTTTAATTCAGCACTTTATTCACGCCAAGGATAGCTTGTCAAAGTTCCACGATATTGGCAAGAACGCAAAGATTATTTTCCACGAGCTTGGAGAAGTGTTTAAGATTCTTCTTTCCGTACTAAAGCCAGTATGGACATTTATTATGAAGTATTTAGCTCCGGTCCTTTTGTTCCTTATTGACGTCGTGTTCAAGGCCCTTGCGCTTGCGTCAAAGGTCGTTGTCACGGCTCTTCGTTGGATTGTAGACGTCTTCAAGGACATCATCAGCGTTGCCCGCGGCGTTGGTCATATTATTTCCAACGTATTTAGCTTTGTTCTTAACGGCGTTAAGGCATACATAAATACTATTATTAGCCTAATTAATTTTGTTATTGGCATTATTAACAAGATCCACTTCAAGATCCCTTCATGGGTTCCAAAGCTTGGCGGCAAGGAATTTGGCGTTAATATTCCCAAGATCCCAATGCTAGCCGATGGCGGAATCGTAAACAAGCCAACGCTTGCCATGATCGGCGAGGCAGGTCCTGAAGCTGTTGTTCCTCTCAAGAGTGGATTTGGCCAGGGCATGATCGTTAACGTTCACGTTGCTGGATCTGTCATTGCTGAAAAGGATCTTGCTGTTAAAGTGCGCAATGAAATGGCTCAGCTTTTACGGCGAAAAGGTCTTAATCCGGCAATTCTGGGGGTTTAAGTGAGTGCTTTTGATGGTACAAATGGACCAACGCTAAAGGTTCAGTTTTACTTTGGCGGATCTTTTCAGACTGTTCCTGTAGCAGATCTGAGAGAGGTTAACCTCAACCGAGGTCGAGCTCGCGCTGATCAGAAGGTCGATGCTGGCAGTATGAGCGTCGTCTTTGACAATAGATCAGGCAATTACGATCCAGATAACCTATCTGGACCTTGGGTATCTGGTGGTGTTACTGCGCTGCGTGATGGTCTTCGAGCGCGCTTTGTAGCTACCTGGTCAGGTTCAGGTTATGTTTTATTTGATGGATACCTTGAAACCACTGACGTTAATGCTGGATTTGATGCTTTTGTTACCATGACTTTTGTCGATGCTATTGCCAAGTTTTCCAAGGTAACAGCTCCGGCGCTTAAGACTACAGCATATCAAGAGACGACCTCAACGCGTGTTGGTCGTATGCTTACATACGCTGGTTGGCCTACCGGATCTTCCTGGCGTAATATCTCAGGATCCGTTGTCATGCAAAAGACTGGTCAAGATCAAAACGTAACTGACATGATTAACGAGTGCGTTCTTGCTGAAGCTGGCGGATTTTATGTCAGTCGAACTGGTGTAGCAACCTTTATTACTAATACTGAGAAGTTTAATCGTCCTACGCAGCTCTTGTTTGATGATTCTCGTGCAGTAAACACGGTTGAATACAATAGCATTAAGACCACTCCTGGAACCCTTCAGGTTATTAATAATGCCGTAGTAACACGAGGTAAGCTTAAGCAAAAGACCTT